AATTTTTTTGATTCAATAGCTAAGAATTTATAACGAATGAAATCGCGTATGTCATCTATTTTTCTAGAATCATTGATTTGACAAATTGTTTTTTCTAAAAATTGTGAAATTTTCATATCAGCAATATCATCACTATTCAATAAAAATTTAAATTTTAAAACTGTATTATCTGATAATACATATTCAAATTCACCATTATCATCTGATTGCAAATTAAATTCTGAATTTTTTAATTTAGTTAAATCAACTACACGTTTTAATTCAGCTTTTGTATCTGGATCTATTACTATAACATCATAATCTTTTCCGTAACTTAAAATACGTGCTGCAATAATCAAACCATTTTTGTCAATTTTTGTAATAGTTGAATAATCAACAGGTGTTACAATTAATGCTTCTAATAATTTGTCTAAAACTACGCCTTCACGCATATAAGATGGATTAGTTAAAATATCCTCATCATATGCTGTCATGTAACGCATTTCTATAGTCCCATTACGAAGTGGATGATCTATAGGATATACCATTCCGTTACTTACTAATTTGATAATTTCTGATGGGATTGTACTACGCTTTTGTTGCTCGTATTGAGCTTTTGCTAATTGTACTAAATCTTGATTTGCAATTCGGTCTGTCATTCCACTCATTTAACTCCTATAACTTTATTATAAATATATGCGAACATAAAAAATGGGGGTGTTTAGCCCCCATATTAATGCATTCTTAGTATTGCAATATTGCGTAATCGTATTTCAATGTTAATTCGATTGTTACAGCTTCTTCTGTTCCCCAATCCATCTGTCCAAAATTAGCTTCTGAAATGAAAGCGCCTTTCAATGTCCAGTTTTCAATTTTTTCACCTAATGCAGACAATGAATAAAATTCTATATCACGTTTGTAATCTGCAGAATATCCATCACGACCTGTTAATGATTCGTGGTGGAAACGTACCCATTCCATTACATTTTGTGCACCTTCACTTGTAATAGGATCATACAATGTGATAGAAACATCATTCCAACGGCTTTTTCCTTTAACCTTGCGGTCAACGTTGATATGATCTAAAACAATCTCGCCATTTGTCATTGATGGACGAGCTGCTGCTTTAATTAGATATGCAGGTATATTTGTTCCAGCTAATTGCATGATAAATCTATTAGCATATTTCGGTTCCCACGAAAATGCACTATAAAATAAATCACTTTGGCTAATATCTGGTAATGTTGGTGTTAATGCCATTATGTTCCTCTTTTTGTTTTATATAAATATCGGCAAAGTAAAAAAGGTAGAACCTAAGTCCTACCTTTCTTAAAAATGTTTATTATTCTACTATGCCGGGAAACTTGCTCCAGTTGGCTGAATATTAAAATCAAGAATAATAAATTCCGCAGTGCGGGTTGGTTGAAGGAATATTTGACCATATAAAATATTTTGATCAATTAAATCCGGTGTGTTATTTGATTGATCCATAACAACTCTGAATTGATATAATCCTTGTTTGTTTTTTACCATATCTAAATATGGATTAACAATTGATAAGAATCTCAATCTTGTTGCATCTGTATTTTGTTCAAATACTAAATAGCGAGTTGAAGATGCAATATATTTCTTAACAGCAATCAACAAACGACGTACATTTACGCGGTCTAATGCACTTGGACGAGCCTGTAAAGTCTTTTGACCCCAAACAACTACTCCTTCATTAGGGAAGTTCGCAATAGGATTAACGCGAGCATTATACAATGCATCTCGGTCTGCCTGTGTCAAATTGGTTTTTGTAGCGCTAACTGCTGTTAAACTACCACGATTCAAACCAGCTGGTGCATACCATGGATTTGCATTTTGATCTGTAAATGATAATACTCCAGGAATCATTACTGATGGTGGAACAAACATTGATACACCCGTATCAGGACGACGAATTTGAAGCCATGGCCAATAAGTTGCAGTATAGCTACTATCCAATGTTGAAACTTGATTAACTACCGTTGTAATTGAATCTGTTGCAGCATTTGAATCCATCACGTAAAATGTGTCTTGACGATCTTCTGCTAATTGACGAGCTGCATTTGTAACAATCGGGTGAAGACTTTGAATGATACCTGGTGTAACAAGTAAATTCATATCATAGTAATCAGTATTGCTCAATAATGCAAATGCTTTATTATAAGCCGTTGTACCTGTTGATGTTGTTGAGTTACATGCAAAACCAAATGTATTTGCTGCAGTAATATTCTCTCCGGAATATTTTTTCAAGTTAGGTTTAGCTCCATCAAAACCACCTTGCATTGGTACAATAAATTTACGTGTTGACAATGCAACATTGGTAGACATAGTTGAACCTGTCAATGCACCTTGCAATGAATTTGAATATGGTGCAGATGATGGGAAGCCTAAAGCTGCATCTTGACTTACATCTCCTAAATAGAAATCTGAATTGCTACCAGTTGTTGATCCTGATGTTGGAATTGGCGCTAAATAATTCAAGTTATTCGTAACATTGAAATTAAAACCAAAATATGTATTAGTATTAATACCTGTCGAACCTACTTGAGAAGTTGTATATGTTACTTCTTTAAGATTGAATGATGCAGATGCATTTGGAATTGGTGACGTAACAGCACGGAATCCAAATGGAATCAATGCGCTGCTATTTGTTTTATTCTTAACTGCATTTGTTACTTCTACGCGGACGTATGAAGATAAATTTTCATAATCTCCAGAAATTGTTAATCTGCCATCGTTATCAATTGTTCTAAGTTTATCACCAATTACGCGCGCAATATAACGTGTTGAGTTTGGATCTAAGTTTACATTTGTATACGTTTCAACTGCAGGTGAATTATCTGTATCAGATACTAAACCATAATAAGGTTGAGCAGCTGGTAAATTTGCATTGTTAACTCGACGAATCTCAACTGTAAACGTTGGGTATTCTCCAGATACTGCTTCTGGTAATGTTACAATGTCACGAATACCAATTTTTGTTTCATAGTTAACATTTGTACCATGAGACAATGTATGGAAACGGAACAAGTTAACAGCCGTACCACTTTGTTTCTGTGATGTGATCCAAGGTGTTGATGCTGTTTGATAATCTTGAACAAATTCATATGTCGGCAAATATGCTAACGACATTGTTACATGTGCTAATGTTGCAAATGCTGATGTTGCTGTTGGGTTTTCGTATTGAACGTAAACTGGATATTGAATTGATTTTGGTGAATTACCTAATGTTGTAGACACATAATTATTGTCTGAACTAACAATTGATAATGGAATAGCAGAGCCATTTCCTGCCAAAAACGATGAAAATCCAATTGCCGAATCTTGTGCTGCGGCAAATGATCCAGAAAGTGTCAATGTAAATGTACCATTATTTCCTGGACCACCTGATGATAAAACTGATTTTTCAAATACATTTGTAGTTCCATCGGTTGTTACCGGTAAGGTTGGATGTAATACATGAGTTACAATTTTAGTTGTTCCTGCTGTCGAACTAGATTCGGCAAGGATCGCTAAACCACCGTTCGTTAATTTATATCCATCTTCATACAATAAACGTGTTACTGTAATTACATTTCCTGCTTTCAAATAATCTTCAACTACGAATGGTACATATGAATCATCTGTATATGATCCAAATTTACTAACAAAGTCTCCGTAATTTGTTATTTGAGTAGGAATTAGTGCAGGACCTTTTAGTGTTGGTCCTACAATTGCTGCACCAATTTGTGCAATTCCACCAGCTAAATACGATTGATCTACTTCATTCGTAAACACGCCAGGTGATACTATTCTTTCTGCCATTTAATACTCCTATGATTTTTTTATATAAATATGGGTTTATTGTGCTAAACCTTGATCCGGAGTAAATGTTCCGTCTGCAATATTGATTTGACCTTCGCCATATCGTTCTCGCATTTTGTCTAAAAGCTCAGATTCTTGTTTTCTTAAAGATTCAAATTGATCTAAATATTTGTTTTGTTCTGCAGTCATTAATTCCAATTGACGATTCAATACATGAAGTTCAATTGCAATATTTCCTAGTGTGGTTGAATTTTTTGTAAAGTCGTTTCGTAATGCTTGAATTGCATCTAGATGTTCTGCGTCCAGTTTTCTGGTCATAATGTTTTATCCTTTTTCTTTTAATATAAGAAATTAATTATTACATTCCAAGCATCGTAACATCATTTATATTAATTGAAATTCCTGCACAAGATAACGTATCTCCTTCTAATGTAAAATCTGTTCTGCATTCCAATTTTGTGCCATTAGGTACATTTGATGTATCAATATTCAAACCATAACAACTATAGGCATCATATACATTGTATATTAAACCATATGGTTCACAAATTTCAATCATTTCAATGTTTGTTTTTGATAAAAATTCCTTTAATGTCATAAAACTCCTTTTTTATATTGTACTTGTATCTAATAATAAACCATAACCTCGTTTATCAAATCCAATACCTGAAGATCCGGATACCGAGAATATTGTATCAATTGATCCAGATTGTGTAATTTTTACTAAACCATTAACTCTAGATCCACTGTAATGCGTAAATTGACCAGTTAAATACATATTCCCAGATGTATCAAATTCTATTGGATTTGAATTTGAAGCTAAGCCGCTATAATTTAAACCAGTGCCTGTTTTGAATGTAGTATCAATTGCACCCGATGCATTTAATCTAGCAATACGATTAATTGTTGAGCCACTGTATGTGGTTCCTTCAGCAATTATCATTAGTTTGCCATCTGGAGTTTGTTTTGCAAATATTAATCCTGCATTCAATCCGGTACTGGTTTTAAAAGTTGGATCAATTGCACCGCTAGCATCTGTTCTAAATATTCTTGTGCTAGTAAGTGATCCACTATATGTATTTACAAGATTTCCGCCGAATACAATTTTTCCGTCAGTTTGTACTGCTACTGTATATACATTTGCACTAAGTGTGCTTACTCCATTGTTAGTTTT